TTATGAATTGCCCATACTAATTCATGGTGACCAATTTTATCTTTAGTTAAATCAAAAAACACACCACGCTTTAAAACCAAATTCAAACCACCAAGCACTATTTCTCCGGTAATTTTTTCTGTTGTTCTAAATTTCATATTTTTTTAATCCTTTTCTTGGCCAAATTGCCAGACAACTGCTCAGGCTTGCTATCCCTATTATCGTCAGCCATCAAAGTAAATATGCGAAAAGTACGCGAAAGTGGACCGTCATTGGTTGTAAAATTCAACTCTTGTCCAGACTCCCCGTATGGCATTTGACCCTGATCCCTACCAACATAGGACTCAAATGGATCATCTGGATCAAAATCAGTCCATGGGTGATCGCCTGGAGCTATATGATCATATTTACTAGCACCACCTATAGATCCAGACGCGTCTGGAGCTTCATCGGGAAAACCCTGATCTCCAATTCTAGTTAACTTAGGAGATTCGCCAGAATTTGGACCAACATATCTCTTGTATGGATCTTTCCTATCAAGAGGATGTTCAAATGCTGCTGGCCAACCAGTGCCACGTCTGGCTACTTTTTTCATGACAAAAGTAACTCTCGTTTTTTATCAATTATAGATTTAATAATAGAATTTTCGCTGTCATTTAAATCTCTGCCAGCAGATGCAGCTTTGTAGGCTATATAAAAAGCGGCAGCATCTAGCTTTTTAACAGAATCTAAATCTCCAGTAGTATGCATTGACTTAACTTCAGAAGAGTCTCCAATATGAGACAAGTTTTTCTTTACATCCTCTGAAGGTACGCCGTCAAAATTAACAAAGCGTTCAGGGCTATTTGGCAAACCAGAAGCAGAATCAGCGACATTAGCAGGAACCTGCTTTGAACCCTTTTTGCCTATATATTTTTCAAATAAATCTTTTTGCTTAGTAAGATTTTTTTCTGCCTTTGAATAAGCTTCACGATAAGCTTGATCATGCATTTCTGTTGCAACATTTATTCTAGGAACCTCTTCTCTTATATTGTCATTTTTTCTTATTGAATATTTTAATTTTTCATCCATTTGAGCTTCAAGAGTCTGAGAATCAGACTTATTTTCTTTACTCATCTTGCCTTCGATAGTCACATCTTTATCAGAAGATTCGACTCTATCCAATACTGCTTCAGCTATTTCTGGGACATCTGATATTCCAGTGCCCTGATCTTTTCTATGCTGATCAAGATCAGAAGCTAAACTAGCTGTTTTTACATTATCACTTTCAGAAAACAAAGATTTGACCCATTTTTTTAAATTAAACATTTTTAAAACCTTTTGCTCCATTTTTGTTGTTGAAGTGTATTGCCAATAGGAACTCCTGACATGCTTCTAAAGACAACATCTTCTCCTACAGGATTTACTGATAATCTAACTAATTTTCCTTGAGGCAATCTTGTCATAGTGTCATTCATGCAAGAATAAGCTGCACCAGCCAGAGCATCTACAACATCATCTGTTTTTACCAAGCCGTCTTTTTTAGCAAAAACACGGTATCCAGTTGGGGTATATCTGCGCTGCAGATACAACATTTCATTTTTTAATAAATCATGCTCTGGAATATCAAGTCTACCGGCAGAACATAAGTCATATAAATTATCATATATAATAATTTTATATCTTTTTGTAAATCTAGTCATTTTTGCTGGAACACTATGTTTTTTAAGATGGTCAATGCTGTGTTGGGAGTTCCATTGATCAAAAGTAACAAGTTCAAAATTATACTTTTTACTCAAACTAATAATGTAATTATCAACTTCTTCTGTAAGAATTGGTTTTCCCTCTGCAGGCTGCCAATACTTCAAATGATCTACCTTTACTTTAAAATCCATCTTATTTGTTTCTGGATTTACAAAAAGCTCTCTATGGACAACACAAAGAGCATAGTTGTGAGAAGAAGTTGCTGGATCTAAATGGCAAAAATAGGTAAAGCCAGCCTCGCCGTGATCTTTGAGATGCAAATTGTTACTAAATGCCTTTTCAACCATATCTCTTGTAAAGAAAGTTTGTCCAGCTGTGCCACTAAATTCTGCACCAAACTCCATCATGAATTCTTCTTCTGTCATATTTGCAAATTTTTCACGAAGTAATTCTTGAGTCTGGTTTGGATTAACCTTCCATGTTGGAAGCTTGCACATTACCCTGTGAGATACTGCACTACTTTTCCTATATAAATCATAAAACACACCTTCTTTACCACGAGGAGAACTAATGCATATAATTTTACCATCATAAACGTCTTTTGTAGATTCCACTCCATATGGATCAATCACTTTTTCTTTGCGTACATATGTGGCAGTGGCAGGTGCTAATGTTCTGTATATACTTTCTCCGCCGCTACTACCAGCAGTTTGCTTATATAAGCCAATTTCATCAAGCAATAAACAATAGCAAGAAATACCTGCTAAAGAATCAGAGTTACTGTGACCACAACGAATAATTACAGAGCCAGGACTGGTAGGCAATCCACGAGAGGCAAGCTCAGCATTTCGCACTTTATCCGCAGGAGTCAATAAATGAATTTGTTCAGATAAAATTCCAGATGGAACTATTTTATCAGCAAAATATGAACTATTAATAATTTTATCTTTTATTTCATTAAACAAAACTTGAGCTTGAGCCGAACTGTTTGCAACAGTAAGAATGGTGAATGGAGCTCCTGAACCTAAACCATAAAGCTTATAAGGGTCTCCTTCAGGAGCTTCTAGAAGTTTTGCTGCCTCATAGCATGCTAATATTGAAACAATAAAGTCTTTCCCGCTCCTGCGCCCCCACACAAGAACCAGCTCGCTCTTTGTGGTTCCGTTGTCTTTTTTGAAAAACAAATCACTTATATCTTCATCTTCAAAGTTATTTTCTTTACATAAGTTTATTTCTTCATCTGAAAGGGATAAATTTTCATTACCAACACTATTAGCATAAAAAGCTTTTAACATAATTCTCTGAAAAGGGTATAAATCGATAGGAGTGGGCTTTCTATGAATTAACCCCAAATATTTTTCAGACTCAATAAATTCAATTATACTAGGAATACGACCAGCATCAGCGGCTGTAATTGTAACGTTCTTAACCGCTTCCTTTAAGCCTTCGAGATCTAAAAAGAGATCTGACTTTTTCTTTGGTCTTCCTGATTTACCCATCATCTTTACTCAAATAAATGAAGCCTGCTTTTTTGAACAACTGTTTGTACTCTGTTTTTTCGCCCAAATAAACGAAACAATCAGCATCGTTGCAGTCTTCCAGTACTCCATTTTTAGCGGAAACTTTCCACCAAAAAACATTTGGACTATCAAGCTGTAAAACTATTTCAAAAACCCTAAGCTCTTCTTCAGATATACCAGATGCAGCAACATGAGTTGCTTTGTAAACACTTTTTGATGCTAAATTATGAGAAAAGGGTTTTGACTTAGTCTTACATATTTTGCTAAAGCAATCATTTACTTTAGCGACATGATGTTTTGGAATAATTATATGATATATATATTCCACATATTTTTTTAAAACAAAACTAAAAGTTTCCCTACTTATATTTTTAAAAATAATTACTCACTAAGCATTTTGTTGAGCCTGAGATATTTGAGCAGCAGCAGCAGATTGAGGAACTTGTCTAACCGTGTTCTTGTTCAAGAAATCCATAAAGTTGTTTCTCCATGTTCTATGTCCACTGTGAGCAACAGAAATAAAAGGATCTAGATAAACCTTATTTCCAAGCTCCCTCCATTTTAAACAAGTCAGTATATCTTCACTAATGTATCTGCCGCCAAGAACTCCGGTCTGAAATACATGCTTAAAAACTTTTGGATCTTGACTTATTGTATATGGAGGGCACGCTTTCCACAAAATATTAATTGCATTTTTACTCAACCTTAAAAATCCAGTTGGCACAGAAGCAACTTCCATTAGGCCATTCTGAATAGTAATATCTCCAATTAGATTAACTGGAAAGTCTTCAATTTCTGACTTTTTGGGATATATGCCAGCGACGAAGTCAACTGGATGACTGAGTAATCTTAAAAACTGTTGTGGATCCCAAGAAATATCTGAATCAATATAAACTAAATCATCATAATTGTTTTCGTATGCATATGCAAACAAATCATTACGAGCCTTCTCCACAAGAGCATCATAACATACATAAATAGGATCTATCAAAATATTATTTTTGACACATTCTCTTTCTGTCAAGAGCATGCTGTGATTATACCATGCATCTATTCTGCCATCATATGCAGGTGTTGCAATCATCACTTTTCTTTTAGGCTTAACGCTATTTTTTTCTACTGATGAAGTGCTTTTTGTGGTTGTATTCTTTTTCTTTGCCATAATAAATCTATATCGGCAATTTTACTACTACAAAATATTCATCTTTGTCTAAATCATTTCTTTCTTGAATGTCAATGTCGTCAGTATAATTATTAAACATATTTTTAATTTCATTTTTAGAAAAACCAACACACATTTTTTTTACAATAGATGGACTTTTATTAACAAATTCATCCTTAAATACAGTCATTACAATATACTTAGAGCATACTTTTGTGCTATCAGCAACTAATTCATGCAATAATAGTTTATTTTTCTCTACATCATGATTAATATTAAAAGTAACAGTTCCAAACATGCAAACTAAATCATATTTTTTATTTGTTGGTATATCTATATACGTTTTGCAATTACAAAGATTTAGAGATTCTTCTCGAATGTCAACGGCCTCATAAGAAGCTAGTATGTTATTTGTTAAAAGCCATTTGTGCAACAAACAGGGGCCAGAACCAACGTCTAAAACAGAATCAAAGTGCAGAGGCCTTAGAATTTCGAACCTTCTATATGCGCTTTCAATGCCATATCCATTTGATTCTGGATGTGGATAAAAATCTTTAATATATTTTTTTATCATTATTCAAAAGCAACGATGCAAACATAGCCATTACCACCAACGCCACCAGCGCCAGCAGTAACTGCAGACTTTGATCCGCCACCACCGCCACCACCGCCACCACGAAATCCATTTGCTCCCGCAGTGGCACCGCCAAGAGCAGAGCCTCCACCGCCAGCACCACCGAATCCAGGCGACAATTTACCGCATATGTTAAATGTAGGAGTAGGAGTGGGAGCGACCCCAGCAGCTGTCCCTCCAGAGGCTATTGTTGCACTACGCGCCAATCCAGGAGTTCCAAAAGTGGTAAATGATGTGGCGCTATACAAAGTAATATCTGCACCAGCAGCAGCAAGGCCAGAAGAGTTTAGATATCCACCACCACCACCACCGCCGTTCCACAAAACTTGCGTTTGTTGCGGATGACCAACTGAAACGTTAGATGGCTTTGAAGTAGAACCAGAGCCACCCACTCCACCCATCGCTGATACGGTGTTATACCCCCAAGTTGCTGATACTCTAGCTGCACCACCTGAAGCGGATGCGGCTGTTCCCGCCGCACCACCTGCGCCTCCTTGCAATAGAATTAAATTACCCCTAGAAACAAGAAAAGAAATTGTAGTACTTCCTCCCGTACCACCGGCGGTAGCAGCACCACCATCACTAGCAGAAGCGGGCCCAGAAGTACCTCCTGCACCAATAGTGATTAGTAATGCAGAAAAACTATATGCACTAGAAGCATTATTGCCAGAAAAATTTTGGAATTCATCTAGTAATAATCTATATAATGTCCACCCACCACCGCCACCACCCGCACCGCCTGCAGCATTGCCTAATGATGCCCCTCTAAAACCACCACCACCGCCGCCGCCCGCAGCAGTAGCATACACCAATAAAGTTCTTGAGTTTCTCGGAATTGTATAAACACCAGTAGTGTCAAATTGAACTGCTTCTATAAATTTGGTTCCGACTATACCTGGAAATCCATAAAATCCATTGTTCATAAGTCACCTTATCGCAAGTATTGCAACATAACCACTACCACCACGACCACCAATACCTGAAGCACTTCCATTTTGACAACCACCACCGCCGCCGCCGCCGCCGCCACGAAATCCAGAACCGCCAGCTCCACCAGCCACCAATGTTGAGCCCCCACCGCCTGCACCGCCCAATCCTCCAGTAAAAATACCAGTCAAATGAAATCTGGTGTTAGAAGCACCGCCAGAACCAGATCCTCCGCCAGCTAATATCGCAGAGCCTCTTGCAATATCTGGATGCGCAGCCATGCCACCAGTGGTAGCGCCGGTATTTAAAATATCTCCACCAGAATAAATAGTACCGCCAGAACTTTTTCCGCCACCACCAGCTCCCTGATGCCCCGCACTAATGATATTTGCAGTTATACTACCACCATTGCCACTTGACCCACCACCAGCACCACCAGAAGTAGCTGTAATCAACCAACCATAAAAAGAATGAGAAGTTGCAGTACCACCAGTGCCAGAAGTGTTACTTCCTCCAGCCCCACCACCGCCGCCTAAAGCAGTTAATAAAGTGCCAGGCCAACCATTCAAGCTGATAGAAGTGCTGCCGCCAGATCCACCGCTTCCTCCAGCAGAGCCATCACTAGCTGCAGTAGCT